CTATCACTATTCATATGCTACAAATACAGCAGGTGCAGAACAAGAAGCAGACTTTTGTCTTGAACTTATTGCAGGCAGTAACCCGCAGTATCCTGTAGCCTTTGATATGGAAGAAAATCGTCAGGCAGCACTAGGTAAAGCGGTATGTACGGATATGGCAATCGCTTTTTGCAACAAAATTCGTGCAGCAGGTTATCAACCTATGCTATATACCAATCTAAACTGGGCAACCAATTATATTGACATGGCACGCATTGACGCGGCAGGTATAGACGTATGGTTGGCACAATATAACACACAGTGCGATTACAAAGGTGCTTATACCATGTGGCAGTATTCCTCTAAAGAGGTCATTGACGGTATTACAGCCAACACCGCAGACATGAACTGGTGCTATAAAGATTATACAAACGGAGCTGCTCCCACACCTACACCACAACCAGAGCCGAGTTACGACACGTATACAGTTATGGCAGGGGATACATTAAGCGGAATAGCACAAAAATTTAGCACTACTTATCAAGAGTTGGCAGCAATTAACGGCATTGCAGACCCGAATGTGATTCATGTAGGTCAAATTATCAAGCTCAAAAGAGATACAGCAAGTACACCGCAAAGCGGTGACACCTACACAGTACAAGCAGGAGATACATTAAGTGGAATCGCTGCAAAGTATGGTACTACCTATCAGGAACTAGCTGCTTTAAATGGTATTTCTGACCCAAATGTCATACATGTAGGACAAGTCTTGCTTGTGTCACAAAATACTTCGTCTCATACATATTATGTACAAGCAGGCGATAGTCTCTGGGGAATTGCACAGTCACAATTAGGTGATGGTACAAGATATCAAGAGATTAAAATGCTCAATGGTTTATCAGATGATACCATCTACCCCGGTCAAGTGCTACAGCTGCCATAAAAGAGGTGGGAGTATGGGAGAGACAGATATATCTTTAGGAAAAGCAATAGACGCTGCGGCATCAGCACATAAACGAATTGATGCACTGGAGCGTGAAGTAAAAGACCTGCGAACTTTAACCCTCGCCATTGCTAAGGTAGACTGCAAAGTCGACAATATCAGAGAAGATATGGAAGAAATCAAGCAAGAAGTCCAGCAGGTCATATCTCGCCCTATAAAGTGGTGGGATAAAATTGTAGCTGCTGCTATCGGTGCCTGTGCGTCGGGCATCGTGGCGGCGATACTTGCAACAATCTTAAAATAAAGGAGTTTTACATATGGATTTTTTAGAATACATCAAACCTGAATTACTCATTTTAGTACCTGTTTTGTATGTGATTGGTATGGCTATCAAGAAAACAGCTTTGATTTCAGACAAGCTTATCCCGCTTGCAGTAGGTGCAGCGGGTATCCTGCTGTCTATCATCTATGTACTGGCTACCAGTGACCTAGGTAGTCCGCAAGCTGTAGCTATGGCAATCTTTACAGCATTAACACAAGGCGTACTGGTAAGCGGTGCAAGCGTGTACGCAAATCAGATTTTTAAGCAGTTTAAAAATAGTGGTACGAAAGACGATAGTACGGATACAGAACAAAAATAGGTAAAAAGAAGTCCTCCCTTGCATAATATAAGGGAGGACTTTTTTTATTTTTACAAATTATTTTTTAAAATGTTTCCTTGTTTAGGGAAATTTTTGCTACATTTTTACGGTATAGTGACGGGATTTTTTCGCTAAAATCAAGAAAATTTCGGTTAAAGTATGTACAAACAACGAATACTAATGGTATAATGCGAAGAAAGGAGGGAATAAAAATGGAAAAAGTGATGGATGTTGCTAACTGGTTTTTAAGTCAAAGTGCTATGACACACAAAAAATTGCAAAAACTATGTTACTATGCCCAGGCTTGGCATTGCGCCCTTCATAATGGTAAACCTTTATTTTCTGAACCGATAGAAGCGTGGGTTCATGGTCCGGTTATAAGAGATTTATACGCATGTTTTGCGGGGTACGGATGGGATGAAATACCTCAAAAGAGTAGCGAAACAAACTTTTCAGGGAAGGTTTTAGAAGTTTTAGAGGCAGTTTATCATACTTACGGTGATTTTAATGGAGACCAACTCGAGTATATGACACATCAAGAAACACCTTGGCTTTTAGCTCGTGGTGATTTAAAACCTTGGGAGCCTTGCACAGAACAAATTACCGTACAATCAATGCAAGAGTATTACGCAAGAAGATATGCCGAAAGCCAAAACGATTAAAAAGCTTCCAATACGCGATGAGGTAAAACAAACCCATGTATCTAAAACATTACCATTTAAACCTATTCCTCAATCTAAAAGCTTCACTTTCTCGTTCGCTTTACTAGACAGAAATCATAAGCTTTTTAACTTGGGAACTTCGACAGGAGCAGCAATAAACGGAAATTGGTTTTTTGATTTATTAGATTGTTTACAAGAAATTCACGATAAAACATTTGATGAACTCAGATGTTCAAAGTACGATTTGCATCCTGTGGACTGGAAAAAAGCTAATACCAAACATCCGGAAAATGCAGAACAATTAGAATACTGGCAGTTTAGGATAAGCAAAAGCAAAGGAAGGGTTATCGGAGCAATTATTGATAATGTTTTCTATATAGTATGGTTGGATGCACATCATAACCTTACAAATAGTGAGGGATATGGAAGAGAACAATTTTATCGTAAACCTAAAAGCGCATATGAAGAACTGGAAGCAGAAAACGAACGATTGAAAGAAGAAATAGAAATACTGGAACAAGCCTGTAATGAATGTGAAGGTAATATACATAAAAACTAAAGGGTAGCGGTTTAACCGTTACCCTCT